CCCACCCAAAAAAAAAAAAAAAAAAAACAAATTTTTTATTTGACATTAATCATATATTATCCTATAACAAATATAAATTAACAAAGGAGAAAGAAATGAGTATAGAACTAATAGTATTCACATTATGCATTTTAGCAATTTGCTTAATTGGAATAATAGGGTGTATCTCTACTTTGGAAGAGATTGATGAACAAAACAAACGAGCAAGATTTGAGTTCAACGAAAGGAATAGAAAATGAACTGGGTACAATTACAATTAGATCTTAGAACAGAAGGTGTTGATATCGTTGAGTATGTTAAACAGTGGCTTCAATCAAACATGGAGGAGCCACCAGTGGAAGGCGTTGCAGAGGACAGTGCAAACCTTTTACAAAAAATAAACGAAATGGAGGAAGAATACTATGGATAAAGAACTATTAGTTGAAATCAGAGAAATTTATGGGGTTAAGAGAATTTACCCCATGAATGAATTAGCCAAGGGTTTCTTGGCCTTGGTCCAAGCTGCATATCCCCAGGCTAAGAAATGTTTAACCGAGTTGGAGTGTAAACGCATCAAGGCTCTAGGATACAGCATCAAGGTCCAAGCACAAGAACTGTAGCAAACAAGCAACAGGTGTTGCATAAAAGCAACACCTGTTAAGTGCATGTGGGCGGGACCCACCCATGAATAGAGGTACCAGGTGGTTTTGGTTTTTTGAATTTTTATATATGTCGATGACCCATTTACAAAAAGGGATCCTAACACCTACCCCTTTATTGCTTGATTTATATATTCATACACCATAAATAGTTTATGGTTCCATAAAACCTTAAATATGCTTGATATTAATAAAATAAAAAATCTTAATAGAATTAAAGACCCTAAAGTCAGAAAACAGGTCAAGTTAGATTTTCTTACAAAAATAAAAAAGCAAAAGGAGTCTCAGATCCAAACTGATTTTTTGACTTTTGTAAAACACATTTGGCCAGATTTTATTGAGGGTTCCCATCATAAAATTATTTCAGATAAATTTAATAGATTACAAACAGGAGAATTAAAAAGATTAATTATTAATATGCCACCCAGGCATACAAAATCAGAATTCGCATCTTACTTTTTGCCAGCCTGGATGATTGGAAATGATCCCAAATTAAAAATCATTCAAGCGACTCACACAGCAGAACTTGCTGTAAGATTTGGACGTAAAGCAAAAACATTAATTGACTCAGCCGAGTACCAAGAAGTTTTTACCACAAGGTTAAGAGAAGACTCAAAAGCTGCAGGACGATGGGAAACCGATAAAGGCGGTGAATATTTTGCTGTGGGTGTGGAAGGAGCTGTGACCGGAAGAGGTGCAGATCTTTTAATCATCGATGATCCACATTCCGAGCAAGATGTAAACTCTCCTACAGCTTTTGACAAAGCATACGAATGGTATACGTCAGGTCCACGTCAGCGTCTACAACCTGGTGGAAGAATTGTTTTAGTTATGACCCGGTGGTCCACAAAAGACTTGACCGCTCAGTTACTAAAAGCTCAACAAGATGAAAAAGCAGATAAGTGGGAAGTTGTAGAGTTTCCTGCTATCATGCCATCAGGAGAACCTGTATGGCCAGAATATTGGAAGTTAGAAGATTTAGAAGCAGTAAAAGCTTCTGCGGGTATTGCAAAATGGAATGCACAGTACATGCAAAATCCAACTGCAGAAGAAGGCGCTCTTTTAAAAAGAGATTGGTGGAAGAACTGGGAAGAAGATTATATTCCACCTTTGCAACATGTTATTCAAAGTTATGATACGGCTTTTACAAAAAAAGAATCTTCTGACTATTCTGCAATTACAACTTGGGGGATTTTTTATCCTGATCCGGATAGTCCAGCACATTTAATTTTAGTTGATGCCATTAAAGGTAGGTACGAGTTCCCTGAGCTCCGAAGAATGGCTCTTGAACAATATAACTATTGGAAACCAGAAACGGTCATTGTTGAAGCGAAAGCTTCTGGACTGCCCCTGACCCACGAACTTAGGCAAATGGGTATTCCAGTGGTTAACTTCACACCTTCAAAAGGAAACGATAAACATACAAGAGTTAATGCAATATCTCCAATGTTTGAATCAGGCATGGTCTGGGCTCCTTTGTCCAAGACTTTTGCTCAAGAGGTTGTTGAAGAATGTGCATCTTTTCCATATGGAGATCACGATGACTTTGTTGACTCTACCACCCAAGCATTGATGCGCTTTAGGCAAGGAGGCTTGATTGATCACCCAGAAGATTATATAGATGAACCTCAAACTCAGAGGAAGAAAAGTTACTATTGGTAATGGTGAAAAAGCTTACAACAACAGTGCCCCCGAAACAAGGACCAAGTTCCAAAGGCTTGAATGTTGACTATAATACTGTTAAGAATGTAAGATCGGAGAAAAAATTAAATGGCAGTAGACAAAGGACTTCCAAACGAAGTTAAACAATCAATTGAATTAGAGTCACCTGAAGAACTTAATGAAAAAGTTGTAGAGGTACAAGAAGACGTACCTAATGTTGAAGACACAGAGATTACCCCTTTATCAGATGGAGGAGTAGAAATTAACTTTGATCCAGGTGCATTTAGCCAGGCTCAAAGTCAAAATCATTTTGACAACCTAGCGGAACTACTGCCCGAGGAAATACTAATGCCGCTTGGATCAGAGTTATATTCAAACTACATGGACTATAAATCTTCAAGACAAGATTGGGAAAGAGCGATTACCCAAGGTTTAGATTTATTAGGATTTAAATACGAACAAAAAACAGAACCCTTTCAAGGAGCAAGTGGTGCAACGCATCCTGTGCTTGCAGAAGCGGTGACTCAGTTTCAATCTTTGGCTTATAAAGAATTGTTACCAGCAGACGGACCTGTAAGAACGGCGATTGTTGGAAAACCAGATCCTGCAAAAGAACAACAATCTCAACGTGTCAAAGAATTTATGAATTATCAAATTATGGATGTGATGAGTGAGTACGAGTCTGAATTTGATCAAATGTTATTTTATCTACCATTACAAGGTTCTGCATTTAAAAAAGTCTACTATGAAGCAACGATGGAAAGAGCGGTTTCAAAGTTTGTACCTGCAGATGATTTAATCGTACCTTACACGGCAACATCACTGGATGACGCAGAAGCAATTATACACCGCATCAAAATTTCTGAAAACGATTTAAGAAAACAACAGGTCGGTGGTTTTTATAGAGATATTGACCTTACTCCTGGTTATGACAATGAATCAGATTTAGATAAAAAAGAACACGAATTAGAAGGAACAAGACAATCTGGAAGACAACAAGATGTCTTTACAATTCTTGAATGTCATGTCAATTTAGACCTTGAGGGTTTTGAAGATCGCAGACCCACTGGGGAACCTACTGGTATTAAATTACCTTACATTGTAACGATCGAAGAAAACTCTCGTTCGATATTATCTATTAGAAGGAACTATGAAATACAAGATCCTCAGAAAAAAAGAATTAACTATTTTACACATTTCAAATTTTTACCAGGTCTTGGTTTTTATGGTTTTGGTTTAATTCATATGATTGGCGGACTGTCACGCACAGCAACCGCAGCTCTAAGAAGTTTACTTGATGCTGGAACTTTATCCAACTTACCAGCTGGATTTAAAATGAGAGGTATACGAATTAGGGATGATGCACAATCGATACAACCTGGTGAATTCAGAGATGTCGATGCTCCTGGTGGAAACATTAAAGATTCATTCATGACGCTTCCATTCAAAGAGCCAAGTGCAACATTGCTTCAACTTATGGGTGTCGTTGTACAAGCCGGTCAGCGCTTTGCATCTATTGCTGACATGCAGGTAGGAGCGGGAGATTCTAGAGCTGCAGTGGGAACGACAGTTGCATTGCTCGAACGTGGTAGCAGAACAATGTCTGCTATCCACAAAAGATTATACGCGGCGCTCAAACAAGAATTTAAATTATTAGCAAGAGTATTTAAACTTTATTTACCGGCTGAATATCCTTACGAAGTAATAGGTGGAGAAAAACAAATTAAACAAACAGACTTTGATGATAAGGTGGATGTATTACCTGTTGCAGATCCAAATATTTTTTCACAAACGCAAAGAATATCTTTAGCACAAACCGAGTTACAACTTGCACAATCAAATCCACAAATACATGATATGTATAAAGCGTACAGAAATATGTACGAAGCTTTAGGTGTTAAAGATGTAGATTCTATTTTAAAACCACCTGTACCTGTTGCACCTATTGATCCTGCACAAGAACATATTAGAGCATTGGGCGCACAACAGTTTCAAGCTTTTAAAGGCCAAGATCATAGAGCCCATATCACTGCACATTTAAACTTTATGGGAACAAATATGGCAAAAAATAATCCTGTCATTAATGCAGCATTAGAAAAAAATATTTTTGAACACATTTCTCTTATGGCACTAGAGCAAGTTGAAATTGAATTCATGAAAGAAATTCAAATGATGCAACAAATGCAACAAAACCCACAAGCCATGATGAATCCAATGATGCAACAACAGATGCAAGCTTTAAATAATAAAATTGAAGCAAGAAAAGCAGAACTCATTGCAGATATGATGGAAGATTTTCAAAAAGAAGAAAAGAAAATTAATGGTGATTTTGGTAATGATCCGATTGCGAAGCTAAGAGCAAGAGAATTAGACATCAGAGCTAAAGATGATGCAGTCAAAGCACAACAAAACGAAGAGAGACTCAATCTTGATAAGATGAGAGCGATGATGAACCAGATGAATCAGGAAGAAAAGCTTGAACAAAACGAAGATTTAGCTGAACTTAGAGCTGCAACATCGATTGCAAAGACAGAACTTGCTAAAAGAAGACAAAACTAATGGCTAGAGGTCAGAAAAAAGTCGAAAAAGTGATGAGAGAGTTTAAAAAAGGTAAACTTCCTATTGGAAAATCGAAAAAAAAGGTTACAAATAGGAAACAAGCAATTGCAATTGCGCTTTCAGAGGCGGGATTGTCTAAGACTAGGAGAAAAAATGGAAAAAAACAAAAAAGCTAAGACAGAAGTTGGTTATCCTAATGGTGGAAAGGAAATTCCTACACCAAAAGCAGGTGAAAACCCAACAGTAACTGTTAAAGGCACCAAAACTTTAAAAAAACAAACAGCTACCTGGTACTAACATGTGGTTACAGGCAGCTAAACTAGCTTTTCAAGCTGGCTCACACATTTTTAAAAAACGTCAAGAGACTAAAATGCTCATGGCGGATGCACAAATGCGTCATGCTGAAAAAATGGCAAGAGGTGAGGCTGATTATCAAGGTCAATTGTTGGAAGCAAGACAATCGGACTGGAAGGACGAAGCAGTTTTAATAATTTTAAGTTTGCCCGTAGCTATTTTGGCTTGGGCAGTCGTAAGTGAGGACCCAGCAGCGATGGATAAGGTAAAACTTTTCTTCGAGATGTTCTCGCAGCTCCCGTCATGGTTTACAAATTTGTGGATTCTCGTCGTTGCGAGCATTTATGGCATTAAGGGTACACAAATCTTCCGTAATGGTGCAGGTAAAAAATAATGCCAGGTGAATTTACAAAAAAATTTAGAGAATTAGGTAAACGAGGAGCCTCTGGAAAAGAATTTAAAGCGTTATATAAAAAAATGAAAGAAGAAAAAGATTATGATGAAGAAGACGTTTTTGATCTTGACCCAAGGATGGAAGAAGTATTAAGAAGGTATGAAAAAAACGGTGGCCTGGTAAGATCAGGAAAACCTAAACTAGCAAAGAAGGGATGGAAATAATGTTAAAAAAAATAAAACAAAAATTATGTGAAATCGTTTGTAAGATTTTTGGTATTACACAATGTTTGTGTGATCATGATTGTAACTGCAAAGGAGAAAAATAATGCCGGGTAATTTAAAACCAGTACCAGCAGGTAAAAAAGGAAAAGGATTAAAAAAACTTCCAAAACCTGTAAGAAACAAAATGGGTTTCATGAAAAAAGGTGGAAGAGTTATGAAATCTAAAATGAAAAAGGTGAAGTAATGGCAAAACTTTGTCCAAGAGGAAAAGCTGCAGCGAAGCGTAAATTTAAAGTTTATCCTTCAGCGTATGCAAACATGTATGCATCAGCAGTTTGCTCAGGCAAAGTCACACCAGGTGGTAAGAAACGAGTAAAGAAAGCTGAAGGTGGAAGTGTTTTATCTAAATTAAAAAAATCTGATCCCGACAAAAAATTAAGACAAAAAGGAAACCTTCCTCCATTAAAAAAAATCGCAAAAGGTTGCGGTGCTGTAATGTCGAATAGAAGAAAAAAAACTCAATATGTCTAAAGAAGGTGGCCTAAGAAAATGGGTAGCAGAGAAATGGGTCGATATAGGAGCGCCGAAGAAGAACGGCAAATATCAACCATGTGGAAGAAGCAAGGGGAGCAAAAGGAAATATCCAAAGTGTGTCCCGCTTGCAAAAGCTCGCTCCATGAGTGCTTCACAAAAGGCGAGTGCGGTCAAACGAAAGCGCCAAGCGTCGAACACTGGCCCTAAACCTAAAAACGTTGCAACTTTTGCAAAAAGAGGTAAAAAGAAATAATGGCAAGAACAAGAGATAGACAGCCCCCTAAAACTAAAAAATATTTTCGTTCGACAAAGTCGGGCGCTGGGATGACAAGAGCAGGTGTCGCCCGTTATAGAAGAGAAAATCCTGGCTCAAAACTAAAAACAGCGGTCACTGGTAAGGTCAAGCCAGGATCTAAAGCTGCAAAGCGTAGAAAATCATACTGCGCTAGAAGTGCCGGCCAAATGAAACAATTTCCGAAAGCAGCAGCAGATCCTAATTCTAGACTACGCCAGGCTAGAAGAAGGTGGAAGTGCTAACATTAGAACAACTCGTAGTAAAACTTAGAAAAGAACTTAGAGAAAATTACCAGTCTATTGGTGATTCTATGATTGCAGGTGGTGCAACAAATTATGAAAACTATAAATATCTATTAGGTCAAGCACAAGCTTACCAACAAATAGATCAAGCCTTAACAGATATTTTAAACCCAAAAAAAGAAGAGGAGAAAGATGACGGACAAAACAATAACATCGTCAAATTCGGAAGAAATTCCGAAGACTAAGCTTGCGTTGGAAGAAAAGTACAACAAGCTAGATGAAGACAAAGACGAAGCGTATGAACGTTTAAAAACAAAAGAAGAAGATAAACTTCCTAAACCAACTGGTTGGAGAATGATTGTATTACCATTCAAGATGCCTGAGAAATCAAAAGGTGGTTTATACTTTGGACAAGAGACTTTAGAAAAACAACAAGTGGCTTCTACTTGCGGATTAGTATTAGCGCAAGGACCACATTGTTATGATAAAGAAAAGTTTCCTGAGGGCCCTTGGTGCAAGGTCGGTGATTGGGTCATCTTTGCACGTTATGCAGGCTCCAGGATACAAATCGATGGCGGCGAAGTAAGAATACTTAACGATGATGAAGTGCTTGCTACCATTGAAAACCCAGAAGATATACTTCATCAGTATTAACATAGGAGAACACTATGCAAGAACAAGAAAAGACAGTTGACATAGATACATCTGGTCCAGGTGCCGAGGTAGAAATACCAGAAGAAAAAACACCCGAAACAGAAATAGAGGTATCTCATGAAAAAACTGAAGACAACAATACTGAGTCCAATGACTCAGCTGAGAAATCTGATGAGCAGCTTGATGTTCAAGCTGAACCAGATGATAAAGAAAAAAAGAAAGAATTAGAAGAATACTCAGAAGGAGTTAAAAGAAGAATTGCAAAACTAACTAGAAAAATGCGTGAGGCGGAACGAAGAGAAGAAGCCGCAACAGCTTACGCAAAATCTGTGTTAGAAAAGCAAAAACTTCTTGAGGGAAAAATTTCTAAATTAGACACAAGTTATGTGTCTGAAATGGAAAATAGACTAAAAGCTTCTATGGAAGCTGCAGTTTCAAAATTACAAAAAGCCAGAGAAGATGGTAATTTGCAAGATGAAGTTACAGCTCAAACTGAGATATCAAGACTCGGTTATGAAGAAGCAAAACTGCTTGATATGAAAGCTAGAGGAACTGAAAAAGAAGAACCTACTGCAACATATCAACCAGAAAAGAACCCAACAAAACAAGAAGCGCCTATTAATCCTGATCCAAAAGCTCAGGCGTGGGCTTCTAAAAATGAATGGTTCGGTAAGGATGAAGCAATGACTTATACAGCCTTTGCTTTACATAAAAAACTAACAGAGGAAGAGGGCTATGATGCTCAATCTGATGAATATTATAATGAGATTGATAAAAGATTAAAGCTTGAATTCCCGCATAAATTTGGTAAGGTAGAAACTCCAACGACTGAAAAACCTACTCAGACAGTAGCTTCGGCTTCTAGAACAAGTAGAACAGGCCGCAAAGTTGTGAGACTCACGCCGTCTCAAATGGCAATTGCTAAAAAATTAGGTGTGCCGCTTGAAGAATATGCGAAACAATTAATCACGAAGGAGTAAATGCATATGGAAAAAACAGAAGACAAAAGAACTTCTCGTGCGAGCCAAACTAGAGAAAAAGAAACTCGAAAAAAAGTTTGGACTCCACCGTCATCTTTAGATGCACCACCTGCGCCAACAGGTTTTCGTCATAGATGGGTAAGAGTAGAATCAATGGGCTTTCAGGATACTAAAAATATCGCTGGAAGAATAAGATCAGGATACGAACTTGTTCGTGCTGATGAATACCCGGATTCAGATTATCCAATTATCGAAGATGGTAAGTACGCAGGAGTGATCGGAGTTGGGGGCCTTGTGCTGACAAGGGTACCGGAAGAGATCGCAAAGTCTAGAGCTCAGTATTATGCTGAACAAGGCATAGAGCAAGACAAAGCAGTTGATAACGATCTTATGAAGGAACAGCATCCAAGTATGCCTATCAATGTTGACAGGCAGACTCGTGTAACCTTCGGTGGTTCGAAGAAAAGTTAATTTTTTAACGATTCCAAAACCTCCGGATAAACTAAACTTTACTGAGGAGTAAAAAACTATGGCAAACAAAGACGCTGCTTTCGGATTGAAAGCAATCGGAAAAGTTGGTCAGAATAGAGACGCTCAAGGTTT